CTTTGGGCAAAGCAACTGGAATCAATCTTCTATGAAGAGAGAGCTTATAAAAGGCAATCATATTGCTGCTTGCAATGCATTACTCAAATGGAAGTATGTTGCAAAGCGTGATTGTTCTATTCGCAAAAATGGTTGCTACGGGGTTTGGACCAGACAGCTTGAAAGACATGCTAAATGTATAGGAGCGCAGTGATGTGGATTGTATTTGCTGCTAAATATTGGCGAGAAATCATTATTGGTTTTCTCGCTTTTTTATTGGTCGTATGTTTGGCCGTGCTTAATCACAAGGCTGGTCAGCTAAAAGAAGCTGAACAAAAGTGTCAGTCACAGATCCAAGAGATTGAACGCAAGAATTTAAAAGCTCTTGCCGAAAAGCAAAATCAGATCAATAAAGTGAGCGCAGACTATGAGCAAGTCAAAGCAGAGCAAAACACTAAAGTCGAGTATGTTGAGCGTGAAGTGCAAAAGATCATTGAGCGTCCTGTTTATCTCAATCGCTGTATTGATTCTGACGGGGTGTACCAGATCAACAGTCTTATTGAAGCCAAACGTACCAGCTAATTTAATGCAACCATGTGAGCGATTTAATAAGCTTGAGGGTGGCACAGGAAAAATTATTACGCCTTGGGCCATTGATACGATTGCAAAAGGTAATGACTGTGCAGCTAAAGTGGATGCTTGGATAGAAATAGGAAAAGCCCTCAGGTGAGGGCTTCTTAAATTTATTTATAAACATTATTTGTTCAAAAAAATTGTTAAAAAAATATAAATAGCATATGTCATGATTCCAGCTATGAAAGTAATAAATTGAAGTCTGCTGAAAATACTTGCTTGTTTTCCAGATCTTTCCATTTCATCAAAAAGTTTATTTTTCTCATTAGTTGAATCTTTCCACTTTGCTATTTGAAGTAAAAGACTATTTTGATTGGTTGCATCAATTTTTTTCACAAGATAGCTATAGCCAAATACAAAACTGAAAGCTAATAAACATAAAGCATATATTGGGAAATATATTAATTCATTCCACTTATCATCCTTAATTTCAGCCAATATATAAGCAATTGAAGCGGTAGATGCTGTTATTAACATGAATGCAACTTTTTCAGATAATCCCAAAACATGTTTACTAAGTTCAATCGCATTTTGTGAGTTAGACATATTTATAATTCCGTAATTCAAATATAAGTTATCTTGATATTTTTAGCATACCTTCCCATGTAAAATAATTATTAGACTTCAAGTTTTGAGACATCAACCAAGCAAAAAACACGCGGTTTCATCTCATAAATTGATTACGTTACAAATTCAAGTTAATGGTAGAGATGAGCTAGATTAAATTCAAATTTAAAAAGTTGTGGATAAATAAGCACTAGTCGTAACTTGTCGCGGACATTAGTGCATTTGGTCGGAAATTAGACTTTTGATGTGAGAAAATAATTTTTTAGATTTGTAGACTCATTTGTAGACTGTTGAGCTATAGTTCAATAAAGACTAATACATCTATATATAGTTATCCAAAACACAAGAATGTTTATTTTATTGGTGTTTATACTAGAGTGGGGCTGGCTATAGATGTATATAGATTAATCATACAGAATTGGCGTTTCTAGATGTATAAATTAAGAGCTCACTTTAAGTGGGCTCTTAATTTATTAACGCTATACTATTTTAAAAAATTAAATATTAATCATGTAGATCATCAATTCTTTTGGCAGGGATCCCACTTTAAAAAGGATTTTGATTAAAGAAAATTCACTTGAAAATTGCGGTTTTATAAATTAATTTTCAGAATCATTAAATGAAATTAGATTGATAATGCCTTGTTGTTAATTGCAAATAAGGTAAATTTTTCAAGGAAAAATGCCAGTGGAAAAAGATACTTGTGTTGAAATTAGAGATAGCAAGGTTAACGATACAAATATTAAATATCGTGGACTCATTCAGAAATTAACAGCAACATTATCATTGTCCTTTTTGTCACTTGGGTGGGGCTCCACAGTGAATGCAGCAGAACAACAAATCGCTTTAGTCGGAACTTGGACATCGATTCCTGATGCACCACTTGTTCAAAAACCGGAAAAGGCCAGTGAAGGTTTATATCAATTGCAAGTTAATGCTGACGGGACTCTAACTCCGGTTAAAGTGTTAAAAATGAAAAGTCCATCTTGGATTGTGAAATCTAAAGATGGTCGTTTTGCATATACAACAAATGAAGAAAATTTAGGAGAAGTCACTGCACTATCGGTTCAAAACGGAAAGGTAGAGGTTTTGAACACGGTGAATAGTCATGGTGGACATCCAACTCATGCCTCAATTAGTTTAGATGGTAAATTCCTGTTTGTGTCGAATTATTCGGCATTTGATAAAGGTCGTGGTGGTGTGGCTGTTTTTCCAATTTTGCCGAATGGGCATTTGGGTGAAATGGTACAAAATATTGTTTTTTCGGAAGGTTCTGGTCATGTTAAGGGGCGTCAAGAGAGTGGACATGCTCATTCGACAACTTTTAGTCCGGATGGTAAGTATTTATATGCAAGTGATCTTGGAAATGACAAAGTCTATGTCTTTCGTTATAACCCAAACAAAACGCACCCACTCGAAGCGGATAACGGTCGAGATGTGACGTTTAACCATGGCTCTGGTCCGCGTCATATGGTCTTTTCATCAGATGGTAAGCATGCATATGTTACCGCCGAAATGCGAAGTGAAATTGTGACCTTTAATGTGCAAGATGGCTATTTGAAGAAAACTGCTGAGTTAAAGCTAGTTCATGAAGACAAAACGCCCGAATTTAAGAGTGCAAGCGGAATTATTCTTAGTCCAGATGGCAAATATGTGATCGCTGCTAATCGTGGCTCAGACAACAAACTCCTCGTATTTAAAATTCAAGAGGATGGATTGCTGGCTCAACCGACTGTTTATAAAGCTAATGGCATTGAACCACGTGCTTTCTCATTCGATACAACTGGTAAATATCTGTATGTAACAAATGTTTTTACTAATAATATTAGTTTGTTCCGCTTTGATGCCAAAAACGGTACCTTAAAATCAGTTGGAGATGCTGCAAAAATATCAACACCTACTGATATTAAGTTTTTTAATTAATTTAAATTAAGAAATGTGTATTTCTCACACCACATATAAAGGACCGAGAGTTTATATCTCGGTTTTTTTATAGCAGTTTTTGCAAACTCTGTCAGATTCAGTATGATGTTGGCAGCATAGTCTGTGTAGAGTAATGATGAAAAAAGTTTTATTTGTTTTGATGGGAATGTTGTTAGTCGGCTGTACAGAGAAAAAACCTTTAACACCTGAAGAGCAATGGCATGGTTTTTGTACCAGTGTTGGGAATGCGGCTAGAAGTATTGTATTTGACCGTCAGCAAGCAATTGAAAAGTCTCAAGCGATTGAACATGCAAATAAAATCGAAGATGAGATCACCAAAAAATTCATCTTGAATATTATTGAAAAAGTTTATGCTATTCCACAAGATGAACTAAAAACTAACCCAGAAGCCCTACAAGAAAAAATTAGAAAACAAATGGCAGATGAGTGCTTGGTTACACCACACGACAAAATGCCAAACTATAAAAAGTTCTAAGTGTTTAATACATCGTCAACACTCCACTAAGGTGGAGTGTTCTTTAAATTCAAAATACCGCATCATAAACCAGTCATTAAGATCATTATTTATACAGGGGTATTTAGTTACAAAATAATGGGCATCACGGAGAAACACCCCGCGCTCATTAACTTTTGGCTTGAACTCTAGTAAAATTTTGTAGTCCATATTACTTGTGAAGCTTTGTGAAAGCTGGAATTTACAAGTAATTTTTTAAAAAAAGAGGAATGAACACCGTGCTAGAAGCTTACCGCCAACACGTTGCTGAACGTGCCGCACTCGGAGTCCCACCGAAGCCACTTGATGATGCTCAAACTGCTCAACTTGTTGAGTTATTAAAAAACCCACCGGCAGGTGAAGAAGCATTCTTGGTTGATTTGCTTGAAAACCGTGTTCCTGCAGGTGTTGACCAAGCAGCTTACGTAAAAGCAGCTTTCTTGGCAGCGATTGCAAAAGGCGAAGCGACATCTCCGCTAGTTTCTAAAGAACGTGCAGTTTATTTACTAGGTACGATGCTTGGTGGCTATAACGTAGCGCCTTTAGTTGAGCTTCTAGATGATGCTGAATTAGCAAGCTTAGCTGCTGAAGCATTGAAAAAAACATTACTTGTATTTGATGCGTTCCATGACGTAGCTGATAAAGCTAAAGCTGGCAATGCTAATGCAAAAGCTGTTTTACAGTCTTGGGCTGATGCTGAATGGTTCACTAGTCGTAAAGATGTACCAGAAGAAATCAAAATCACTGTGTTCAAAGTAACAGGTGAAACAAACACTGATGACTTGTCTCCAGCTCAAGATGCATGGAGCCGTCCAGACATCCCATTGCATGCAAATGCAATGTTGAAAAACGAGCGTGATGGTATCAACCCTGAAAAACCAGGTGAAGTTGGTCCATTAAGCCAAATTAAAGAACTTATTGCTAAAGGTAATCAAGTTGCTTATGTAGGTGACGTTGTTGGTACAGGTTCATCTCGTAAATCTGCAACAAACTCTGTTCTTTGGTTCTTTGGTGATGAAATCGCTCACATTCCAAACAAAAAAGACGGTGGTGTGTGTTTAGGCGGTAAAATTGCTCCGATCTTCTTTAACACAATGGAAGATGCTGGTGCATTACCAGTAGAGATCGATGTTTCTAACATGAACATGGGTGACGAAGTTACTCTTAAAATCGATCATGCTGCTGCAAAAGTAACTGCGTTCAAAAATGGCGAACAAATTGCTGAGTCTGAACTTAAAACTCCAGTACTTTTAGATGAAGTACGTGCTGGTGGCCGTATTAACTTGATCATTGGTCGTGGCTTAACTGCTAAAGCACGTGAAGCTTTAGGTTTAGCTCCATCTACATTATTCCGTACTCCAGTACAACCAGCTGACACTGGCAAAGGTTTCACTTTAGCTCAGAAGATGGTTGGTCGCGCATGTGGTCTCCCAGAAGGTCAAGGTATCCGTCCAGGTACTTACTGTGAACCTAAGATGACTACAGTTGGTTCTCAAGATACAACTGGTCCTATGACTCG